CTTTAAGGGTTTACATCGTAGATAATTCAGGAGGTCGTACAGTTACTTTACACACTGAAGATAATACCTTGTGTTTAGTCACAACAACTTTTGCGGGTGGTATTGCAGCTCTTAACGGATTAACTGCAAACACTCAATATTTTGCGACTGGAACGACTGGAAGCGATTTTAATATTTCAAGTACTTTAGATACCCATACTTTTAATTTACCAACTGCAAGTGCTACAAATAGGGGGGCATTAAGTTCTGCTAATTGGAGTACATTTAACGGCAAAGAAAATGTATTAACTTTCTCATCTCCTTTAGTTAGAACTTTAAATACTATTTCTATTCCTGCTGCTACATCTACGATTAATGGGTATTTAAGCTCTACGGATTGGAGTACATTTAATAGTAAACAAAACACAATCACGCTAACCACAACTGGCACAAGCGGTGCAGCTACATTTATAAGCAATACTTTAAATATTCCACAATATACAGTTTTATCTTTAGCTGCTATCGGTATAACACCAAACGCAAACGGAGCTAGTATAGTTGGTAGCCTTTTAAGTTTACAACCAGCAGACGCAAGTTTTGGCGGTGTAATAACAACTGGAGCGCAAACGATTGCAGGAGCTAAAAGTTTTAACAATGATTTAACGGCAAACGGTATTACTATTGGTAGAGGTGGCGGAAATATTTTTACAAATACTGGAATTGGCTTAAACGCTCTTTTTTCAAATACAACGGGCTCTTTAAATACCGCATTTGGTTATCAGGCAGGCTATGGCTCAGGCGGAACGAATGCAAATACAACTGGATTAAATAATATTTTTATTGGTTATAATACAGTAGGTGAGTCAGCAACCGAAAACAGTAGAACGTGGATTGGTAATGCTTCTACTACATCAACTTGGCTAGGCGGTAACTTACTTTTAGGGTCACGTACAAATGCTACTAGCGATAAGCTACAAGTTACAGGAGGTGCAACAATTACAGGAATACTTAAATTGGGTTCAGCAGATAATGCTTTTGTTTACGAGTCAGCTGGTAGTTTAATATTACAAACTGGAGCGTCTGCTAGATTAACGATTAATTCAGCTGGAAATACTACTATATCAGGAGCATTAAATGGAACAAGTGCTACGTTTAGTGGGAGATTAAGTGCTTTTGGTACTGATTTTCATTCATTAATAGTTGCAGATGGTTCTGCTCAATTAAAGTTAGAAAGAAATGGCACAAGTACTGGTTTAATGTATTTAGGTGCTGATAATATTGGATTTAAAATATTTGATTCTAGTTTTGCTACTCGTTTAACTTTAACCTCCTCTGGCAATCTAGGCTTAGGAGTTACACCGAGTGCGTGGTTAGTTGGTAAAGCTATTGAAATTGGAAACATAGGTAATGGTTTATGGAATGCAAGTGCTGCTGATACAAGGCTAATGACAAATGTTTATTTTGATGGTACATTAAGATATGGTGGTACAGGTTCAGCTACAATAATGGAAACAGGTTCAGGTTTTATTTGGCGTACCGCTCCCTCAGGAACAGCAGGTAACGCTATAACCTTTACTCAAGCAATGACCTTGACTGCTAATGGTAGACTATTAATAAATACACCAACGGAATCAACCTATCAGCTAGATGTTAATGGTACTGGTAGGTTTAGTGGGGATGTTTTAGCATCAAGAGGTATTTTTGGAACAACAGGTAGCGGAAGTTATGGAGTTTTAGTTTCAGATAATGACCAATCTAATGTAAGATTTCAATTACACAATCAAAATTCAGGTAATAGGTGGTCTTTGGTTGGTGGATTAAATGGTGCTAATAATACAGATTTTAGTATTTATGATAATACAAACAATGTTACAGCTTTAAGAATAGTTCCTGTAACAGGTGCAGCTACATTCTCTAGTAGTGTGACGGCAACTCAATTAGATGCTTATACAACTCAAGGCGGTAGTAAAATAGGAGCAACACATGGAAGCGGAGGAACTTATCCAAAAGCTTCAGGAATTTCATTTGGTTCAACTGCAACATCATTATCAGTTTCAAATAATGGAGGAACAACAGTATTTACTGGCGGTGCAGGAATATATGCTAATAATACTGCTGCATCTGATAACCCTACTGAATTAATATTTTGGACAACTTCAGGTGGAAGCCCTGCTTCACGCTTAACCATCGCCTCCACAGGTGCAGCTACATTATCAAATTTAGCGGGAACGGGAAGCAGGGCAGTTTTAGCAGATGCTACTGGTTTATTATCAGCTCCAGTTTCGGATATTTCAGTAAAAGAAAATATTCAATCAATCGGCTATGGCTTAAATGAAATTGTTAAAATGAATCCTGTATGGTTTGACTTTGTAGATGATTACAAAAACTTTGGTGATGGCAGACAAAACGGAAATATAGCACAAGAAATGCAAAAAATAATACCTGAAGCGGTATTTACAACTCCTTCAACTGGAAAAATGGGTATTAATTATGACCAACTTCATGCCGTATATATCAAAGCAATTCAAGAATTATTGGAAAAAATAACACAATTAGAAAACAAATAAAATGAAAACAATTCAATCAATCCCTACATGGGTAAAAGGTCAAGCATTAACTGCTACCATTTTTAATTTACGACCAATCGGTGGCGAACTATTCCAAAGTGCTACTTTTTACTTTGCTTTATTAGATAGTGATTTAGTAGTGACCGCAGATGGCAATTTAACGATGTCAGGCGATGCTTATAACGAATGGGGTAATGATGATGAGTACGCGTATAACTATGCGGCAGAAAAGCTTAATTTAGTTATTACAGGGGATTACGTTGCTCCAGTGATAGGGACGATAGTTGAGCCAACTGTACAGGATTCCTTGACAGTTGAAAGTTAAAGTATTAGATACCGAGCTAAAAGTCGGTAATATTTCACGAAAAATTAATTCGGTTAATATACTTTCTTTTAGATATGACTTGTTTTGTGAAGGCGTTAATATCATTTGTCAAATATGCGACGCTAATAATTGTATTTGTTTTGAAGAAGTTATATTTATAAAAAAAGAAACGCTTAACAAGTGGGGCGAAGATGACAATTTTATAGTTAATGAGTTGTTAATACGATTAGGATTAAAGAAATACACAACTGAAGAGCAGGGAAATAAAAATATTAAAAAATGAGTAATTTAATAGCGATTAATTTTAGCGAATATTCACAGCCAAAATTCACTGAAAAGAAGAATCAAGACTGGGTTAATTATGGTGAAGATAATAAGTTCCCTTTGCACTTGCTTTCATTGCTTAACACTTCGGCAAAGCATAACGCTATTGTAAACGGTAAGGCTAATTACATTGCGGGTGGTGGTATTGTATTTGACGACGAAGCGAATCAGTATCTAGTTGAAAAACCTATCAATCGGTCAAAAGAAAACATAAACGATATCTTAGATAAAATCACTTTAGATATCGAAACCTTCGGTGGTTGCTATCTTGAAATTATTTACAATCATTTTGGCGACGCTGTTTCTTTATACCATATCGATTATGCAAAAGTTAGGTCTAATCCAGATAATACTTATTTCTATATTTCAAACGAATGGGATGTTAAGGCAAAGCCAAACGATATTGAATCTATTTCAGCATTTAATCCCGATAACAAAGTAGGTAAGCAATTAATTTATTTAAAAGAATACAGACCGGGAGTTAATACTTATACCCTACCAACTTATCAAGGTGCTTTAAATTACATCGAATTAGATGTCGCTGTTTCTGAATTTCATTTAAACGCTATTCACAACGGAATGATGCCTTCAAAGATGCTATCGTTTAATAATGGTATCCCGACTGAAGAAGAACAACGTAAAATAGAGCGTCAAGTAAAAGACAAGTTTAGCGGTGAAAAGAACGCGGGTAAATTTATTATCAATTTTAATAACGACCCTGCAAAAGCACCAACTGTAATTGACTTATCCGCTTCTGATTTGGATAAGCAATTTGATATGCTAAATAAGACGATACAACAAGAGATATTTAGCGGTCATAGAATTACTTCAGCTTCATTGTTTGGTATCGCTCAAGAAGGCGCATTAGGTGCAAGGACTGAAATGCGTGACGCTTACGAGATATTCCAGAACACTTATGTAAGTGGCAAACAACAATTCATTGAAAGATGGCTAGGTTATATTTTACCATTGTTTGGAATCACAGCCGAATTTCACATTAAACATACCGAACCTTTGGGCTTTGAATTTAGCGAAGCGATTATTTCGGCTAATATGACACGCGAAGAAATACGCGAAAAGTTGGGGTTACCTTTAGAAGTTAAACCAGTTGCCATTCCTGAAGTTACAAATCAAGCTTTTTCACAACAAGACGACGACTTTGCGGTAAGTGTATTTGCAGACTTTGGCGATTCTCGTAGTGATTACAACGTAATAAAGTCTAGACGTGTTCAATTTGATGATAATTTTGAACCAATACCACATCAAGAATTCGCGGACATTGATATTATTATCACAAACGTACAAAGCGGGATATTAGATTTATTGCAGAAGAATCCTTTGACGACAGTTGACGATATGGCAACCGCTTTGAAAGTAGATAAGCAAGTCATTATCGGGTCTTTGTCTACGCTTGAAAATAATAGCTTGATAAATGTTAAGCCTTTTAATGATAATGGAAGCGAAGTCATATCTCGCGAGATTACGGATGAAGGTAAAAAACAAAAGTCAGCTCGTAAGCCAATAGCAGATATACAAATCAGATATTCGTATGAGGTAACTCCCGGACTTGGTGCGCCAATTATTTCAACTACTAGAAGATTTTGCGAAAATTTAATCACGTTAGATAAGATTTATTCACGTGCCGAAATACAAGCAATAAGCCAAAGGCTAGGCTATTCAGTATGGCAAAGGCGTGGAGGTTTTTATACTAATCCTAGAACACAAGTCACAACACCGTATTGCAGACATAGATGGGTAGAACAAGTTGTAATTAAAAGAAGATAATGAGCGCGAATATTTTATTTATAAGCGAAACAACGCTAAAAGATAGGTCACTATTGCAAGATAATGTAGACCCTAAGCTAATAAGACCAACTATTAAGCAGACGCAAGATATGTATATTGAGCCGATTTTAGGAACTGGCTTGTATCAAGAACTGCAAGAACAAATAGAAGATAATTCTTTGACTGGTTTAAATAAGAAGCTTCTTGATTTATACGTGACCGATTGTATTTGCTGGTATGTAGCTTCCGAAATGGTAATGTCATTAGGGTTTAAGATGACTAACAAAAACGTGTTAAGAAAGCAAAGCGAAAATTCAAACGAAGGGTCATTATCTGAATTGTTTGATTTAATGAATTATTACAAGAACAAAGCTGAATGGTACGCGCAAAGAATCACGAATTATCTTTGTGAGAATATAGTCGATTATCCTTTATATAACAATCCCGGTAACGGCGTGGATATTATACACCCTAATGGTTCTAGTTATTCCACAGGAATGTATCTTGGTGGCATCGAAAGAGATTATAAAGACTATTCAGATATGTATCAATCACAATTCGGTGCATTAGGTAAAGATTATAGGGATTAAATGGCAAAAGATTATTCTAACAAAAACGTGGTTAAGCTAAAGACTTACCTAAATACTGTAAAAAATGACAATCAAGGAAGTAAAAAGTCTGTTAAATAATTTAGCAATCGACCACAAGCAAATAAACGACTTTGGTTGGGGTGATGTTTGGGAATTAGGTGAAAGTAAGTCAATTACTTATCCGCTCATGTATTGCACAATCGAAAGTTCAAACGTAAGCGGGTCTATATTTAACCTTTCTTTGTCTATTATCTTTGCTGACTTAGTATTTGCAGACGAAAAGAACGAAGATGATGTTATAAGCGACCAGATGTTAGTTTGTCAAGATATTATCGCACAACTTCGAAGCGACACTTTCGAATTTACACTAGGCAATTCGGTTAATATTAACTTTTTTACAGAAAGATTGTCAGACCTTGTAGCAGGTGTTCAGGCTTCAATCTCACTTGC